GATATCAAAAAATTCAATATTCCATCCCGTGATGATGTCCGGCATCCACGCGTCTGATTCCCAGACTTGAAGAAATTTCTGAATAAGGTCATATTCGTCTTTACATTTCAAGTAGAATGAATTTTCACTGGTCGGTTTGAAGTCTTTAACGCCAAAAGACGCAGTCTTTCCACGACTGTGAATAGTAATTGCAGTTATAGGCTGATCTGCTTTATCCACATCAGGAAAACCTACGACATCTTCACCACCACACTCAATATCTAGAGTAACAACGTTGATCGTTTTAGGATCGTAGTCTATGTCTCCTTGATAGTTATCGTAGATATAAAGATAAGGATAGTTAGTAAGACCGAATACCTCGAACCCACCAACATCCTTATGCTCGTCAATGAAGTCTCTTGCATCTCTGATAGAGTCAAACTCGATCTTAGCGACCGGCCTGTTATCTAGACTCTTATACCCGCTATTTGTATTATTGCGATCGGTAACAAAGAGATAGGGCTTATAGGGCACTACCTCTTTGAACTTTAATCCTTTATCGTAACCTCTAACATAGATCTTACTTCCATATTGAAATACACTCGTGTAGAATCGCGACATTTAATCTCCAATAATCAAGTTCAAATTTTATTATATCACAAGTATGTCGTATGTCAACTATCAATGTATTCCGTGGTCTTTCATGTCTTGATATGGATCATAGTCTACCGGGGGATACCACTTACCAGCAAATAGATCTTTCTGACGAAATACTGGAACTCTCTGCACGTGGTCCCAATCGTGAAAAGTGTGTTTCTGGTGCGGAGTACCCCAGTCGATGCCGGAGATAAGTCCTACTTTCTTACATAGATCGACGAAGAAGCTGTAATGAGGGCCGTCTGGATCATATTTTCCATTAACATATAGATTTAAGTCACAAGCGACGCCAAATCCATGACAACCGACTTTTTTAAGCTGTGTATAACCCTGTTTGAACAGCTGACCCTGCCTAGTCTGTGAACGATATGTCTCAGCTACTCTAATCTCGTGACCGGCTTCATGAGCTAGAACGATCAACTTAGCTACAGCCGCTCTCGTGCCCGGTTCTAGCAGAGAAATGTCCTGTATAGCTTTAGTAGAATTGAATCTTTTGTCTTTTTTGAGTACGTCTGTGTAGAAACTCATAAGAATCTCCTAAGAAAATAAAAGGGAGGGTGGACCCCTCCCCATATTTATTAGAGATTTACTTAATATTGACTTTTTTAGGTTTCTTAGACTCCGGAACAACATTTTCAAGAAAGATCTTGAGCATACCGTTGATGTATTCTGCATTCTTCACCTCAACTGTATCAGCTAGAGTGAACTTACGCGTAAATACACGGTCTGCAATGCCCTTCCAGATGTATTCTACTGGATTACTCACGGGATCGATCTCATCGACCGTATATCCGCCTTTGACAACAAGGGTGTTATTAGCCAACTCGATGTCGAGATTGTGCTTTCCGAACCCAGCTACAGCCAACTCAATGGTGTAGTTGTTATCGTCGTTCTTTACAATGTTGTACGGGGGATATCCTGGAACGCTCTTAGCGTATGTCTCGTGGGCTGCGTGTAGATTCTTTAACACTTTATCAGCTCCTACGAAGAACTTGTCAAAGTGCGCGGCATTCCAAGGCAATAGTTCATTTGTCATATGTTTCTCCTATTAAGCGAGATTTAAATTTGTGACCCTTTCGGCGCCACGTATATTATATAGTCACTAATATCTAAAAGTCAATAGGTGGAGGCAAAATAAATCACCTCCACCCGTGTTGTTGATTAATTAGTCAGTAATGCAGAACCTTCTCTCCCAAGAAGAGCATGCACGCGAACGATGAGATAGAAGACATTGAGTGTTGCCAGTCCGATCCACATACCGCGTAGATCTACAACACTTTCTTTTGCCTTTACGGCAACTGCACTTGCTAATGTACCCATATTTTATTCTCCATATTGAGAAGATATCAAGTGGTCAGTTTTGCCAAGTGAGTGGCACTCCCGCCACTCTTAGATATATTTATACAATATGGTTATAAAAATGTCAAATGGATTATTCTATAGTCTTAGTGTAGTTTTTTTCCAATTAGTTCTTTTACGATGCAGATAAGAGACTGAGTCCTGAAATCGTATAAGACTACTGGAGTAAGATTTGCCTCTCTGTACTCCATAGAGACGTCTATCATCTTTCTGAAGGCGTTATTAGGTGAACCCTCTTGGTCTAACAGCGCTGCGCCATCTTCTAAGTACTCTTCTGGAACTACCATATAGTATTTTTCTAAATCATCCACTTTATTCACCTGTCTTCTTGCAACCGAATTTTACGTAGTATGGTTCTTCCGGTCTTGGTGTTGTCGCTAGTCTTGACACCATCAGCTGGCTCTCTATCATGCACGTCATTGGATTGTTCTGAGGATAGCCGTATGTTCTAGTGACAGAAGTTTGATCGTTACAATCGTGCGGCGCCATGCTCAAATGACACACCATTACAACTGGTATAAACTGTATCACAACAGATTATCCAAGAACTGTTCTGTAGCGGCTTCCCAAGAGAACTTCTTGGCTCGAGCTACTGCGTCTTCTCTGTCTAGAGCGCTTGCCATATGAATAGCTATATCCAAACTTTTTTCTACGAGTATGCCGGACTTATCATCTTCAATAATGTAGCGATTAACTTCATTATCGAATGCAGCGACAGGCAGTCCGCTCGCCATTCCTTCTAATACCACGAGTCCAAAAGTATCAGTCAACGACGGCCAAGCAAACACGTCATGCTTACGGAGCTCGTTCGCTATCTGATACTTGTTCATCTTACCTAAGAACTTTGCTCTTGGGTATTTTGCTTTGTATTCTTCTAACTGTGGTCCATCGCCGATAAGCGTCTTACGAATACTAGAATCTTCTATTGATAGAAACTCTTCTAGATTCTTCTCTGCTGATATTCTACCACAGTAGACAGCGCTGACGATGCTGCCACTTCTTTTAGTCTCTTCATACTCAGGTCTGAAGAGCGTAGTGTCTACACCGCGAGACCATATCTTTAATTTTTTGATACCCAGCTCATTACAGTAGTCAACCATGGAGGGGGTTGTAACCATAACACAATTGCTGTTTCTATGGAACCAACGAAAATACTTACCGCTAACTCTTGGTGATATACCAGTATGAATCTTGACATACTCCGGATACTTTGTATGAAAGGATGTTGTAAACTTCTTTTTGTACTTCTTGCAAGAATATCTAGCGGCAAGACCTATTGCTCCTTCTGTTGCGATGTGAATGTAGTCAGCATTCTTCACCTCTTCATCAGCGATGCCCATAGGTAAAATCGGCATAAAGATACCAGTAGATGGTTGTAGTGGAACTGTTAGTTTATACAATCCGGGATGAACGACGTGTACGTCATATCCGCGCTTCTTTAGATGTTCTATAGTTACTTTTAATGTAGTAACAACACCATTGATTTGTGGATCCCACGCATCAGTAAAAATAGTTATGTTCATAAAACTCTCGCGATAGAAAATTCACCATTAAAGTCCTCAACGATGGCTGTGCACGACTCTACCCAGTCTCCAGTATTCATGTACTTGATATTATTCATATCTTTAATATTGCAAGAATGAATATGACCGCAGATAACGCCAGCAACGTCTCGCTTAGAAGCGTACTCAGTAACGACATTCTCATAGTCTCCTATAAAGTTTACCGCCTCTTTAACGTTATTCTTCGCCCAAGCAGACAGTGAAAATCCAGGCATGCTCATCTTGTTGAACAACCATTGAAGCTTAGCGTTAAGAGATATTAGTATGTCATACGCCCATGAGCCGATATGCACTAGCCATTTAGCGTTCATAGTTACCATATCGAACTGGTCGCCATGGATTACTAAGTATCTTCGTCCCATGGGTCCTTCATGAATGGCTTCATCAACCACTTGAATATTTCCCAGAACAGTTCCAGAATAAGCTCTAAGGAATTCATCGTGGTTTCCTGTTACGTAGATGACTTTATGATCTTTTTTAGATAATTTTAAAAAATACTGTAAAATATTATTGTGAGACTGCGGCCAATAGATCTTACCCTTCATAGCCCAGCCGTCGATGATATCACCAATAAGGTAATATGTTTCTGCTTCGGTGGTCTTTAGAAAGTGTAATAGCTTTTCGGCGTTGCAGTGTTTGAATCCAAGATGTACGTCTGATATGAATATAGAACGATACTTCTTCTTATCTTTGGACTTCAAAACATCTCTCCTTGTAAGTATGAGATATTTATTTGTAGGTGTTATTTTACAGTTTTATTACTTATGGCACTTGATACCAATTTTGCCGTCAGCCCATTCACCGTTAAATGGAACCTTAGCATGCACGGTGCCGAACGAACACGCTCGTTCTTCTACCTTAACCTGGTGTTGTTCGCAGTTGGTGCCGAGACACATGAATACTGTGGCAAAAATTAGTTCTTTCATTCTACGACCTCGCTCACTACGTCCTCGTAGTGTTTTCCCTCATTGACTGTAAACAGCTTCTCACACTTGATCTCAATCATGTCGACAAGCTCGTCTCTATAATCAAAATCATGTATACCGAACCTCATTTCAAGATAGCTTCCATCTTTCTGAAAGAAACTCAAACGAACGTCGTATCGATACCATGGTCCTTCATAATCTTTGAATTTACCAAAGTAGTACTCATGTATCTCGATAAAATAACGACGCTCTTCTTGAGTACCGATCATCTTCTGATAAAAGGTATCGTGGCCGGCTTCAGCATCGTATTTGATGAAGCCGTTATTCTCTAGAATATCACCAAAATGCATATCAGAAACCGAATTGGGCCTTGACTACCTCAACAGCCTTATCAAACGCCTCGCCGATCACTTCATCTGTTAGATGCTTGTCGTGAACGCCGTCGTTCTGTAGAACTTCGCGAATCGCATGAATCGCAATATTCTTAGTCTCTTCTGTAATCTCAAACATGTTACTTTCCTTTCACTTCTTTAAAATGTCTCTTAAGTTGATCACTCGCTGTATCGAGTATGTCTCCAGTTATTCCTATTCGTATAAGCATGTATAGCTCTAGTATTTCATCGCTCGTTATATCGTTCTTTGGTTCGAACTCAAATAATCGAGATTGTGTATATTTTTTTTCTTTTGCCACTTTTAACTTTCTTTCTTATAGTGTCTAGCTACTTCTGCAGAAAAAGCTTCATACGTCTTTTCATCCACTTTGATTCCTAAAGTCTTAAACATAAGAGCAATCTCGTAAGCAGTGATATCTTCTTTAGGCTCAAAAGCGTATGGAAGTATGATAACGTTGCCATTATTATCTAGATCCATCACTATCCTCCTTGATATTGATATTCAAACACGTGCCAGACAAAAGACTCAGAATAGTCTTCAATCGTGTCTATATATGTTAGATGTTTAATATCTTTACGATCGATCTCTTTGCCAGTCTTATATACATGAAATTTTCTCTGTATAGGAGTAGACTCCGTATCGACTAAAGCCCATACAGTTATCGACCTATGAAATTCTTTTGCCGATAGGATCTCAGACCCATACGGCATCTCGACGATCGTGTCGCCATCCTGCTTGATCTCATAATTGAGTACTGTAATCATTCTTTCTCCATCGCCCTATGCCAATAGCGATCAAGTATACTTATGCGATCTTCTATTGAATAACAATCTGGAATAGGATAACCCTTTACTTTATACCACACTATCTCAGCCATGTGTAGATCAAACTCAAGCTGTTTGTTATCAGATTGAGTTTTTTGATCGACTACTTCACTCATAACATCTCTACGTCTGACATGAGTTGTTCTAGAAAATCGCACTCATCTTTAATAGCGCGTCTAAAACCGTCTTCAAAGTCAGTCTCTGGAAGATGATTCACCTCAACGTGCACTTCTGCAAGTCTTGCATATAGTCGCTCTAATATGTGAGCTAGTATTTCATTATCAGCCATATTTTTTAATCCCATAAGCTACGGTAATACTTACCAAACAGTCTAAATCCGTTATTGATTCTCTTGTTATACTCTTCATAACCGACCCAGTCGATCCAGTAATCAGGGTTAGTCTGTTTCATCACTTTATAATTATCATCGATCGTTTCAAATTCGTATACAGGCTCGCCGTGACGATAATAATCTTCCCAAGAATCGTCTAGTATGTTCTCAAAGGCAAAGATCATCTCATTGATAATCCATTCCCACCGGTAGTGCACCCAGTTATCCTCTCCGTCTGGATCGCCGTAACGCATGTGCGGAGGTAGATCGTCGTCGTCAATTTTAGGAGATCCGTGCTTGTTCTTCTGCAGCTGCTTCAGCATAGGAAGAGTTACGTGCGCGAGAGTGTTGTCCATATTCCAAGTGTCATACTCGTCAATGCGGACTTTGATTTTACGATTCTCTTTAAGTTCATTATACCAGTTGCAGATATTTGTTATCCACGTCTTAGCGATGATGTCAGCTATCTTGTCTTGTGTGTTTTCACTGACGAATGGAATTAGTTCAGCTAGCTGATACGGTCCCCACCACTTCTTATACGGTCCAATATAGACTCTCATTCTTCACCCCTATAGATATACATCTTCTTTCGTTCATCAGAAAGTTCTATTAGATAGTCATTCTCCCTATCAAAGATTTCTAGATACTCTTGTTCGGTTATTTTACGATAAGAGAAGGTATCCTCGGCGATATGCTTTTGCGCAAACTCGGATAGTCCTGTCTCTGCGCCAGTAGCGTGGTCGACCACAGTATCAAGGGCCCACTCGATCTCACCGTCGTCTGGCACCTCAACGGCGTACATATGACGAAATGTGGAAACTGTCTCTACTAGCACTATCTTACCCACTTCACACCTCCATGATATGTTATATTATATCACAAATAGCTCTTCCAGTAACTATCTTTTTCACCATAGTACGGATCTTTTTTATCGCCGTAGTCTAGAGTCATATGGACCCTGAAGTCGTCTCCGTCATTGACTCCGGAGTGTGGGATGTTGTTGTTGAACTCTACGACCTCTCCGACTCTCATGTGTAGGGTCTTATCTACAGTCGGGAATGTAAACACGACAGACTCGTTAGTTATTACAGGCACGTGAATTCTGGTAGTCTTCTCGTAGTGGGCCATAAAGTCTACGTGCTCAGGTATGATCGAGTGCGGTCTGAGGATGTTTAAGGTTATTCTCTTAGCGTCCTGATCCGGATAGTGCTGAGAATATATCTCGTCTACTCTCTCGATGTCTTCTCTAAACAAGTTGAGTAGTTCTTTATTGTAGATGAATTCTTTTAATACTAGGTTTAGTCTGTCTGGCAGAGAGAACAGGAGTATCTGATTTATAGAAGAAGTCTTGTTGAGCTTGTTCCATGGCGGTCCTGGATCAAAGCAGTACTGTTCCCAACCGGCTGCGAAGATAGAATCTACTTTACTTATAAGACCAGTAGCGTCCACACTGCCCAATACTTTAAAAGCGGGCTTGTCACTCATAACGATTCCTTATGTCTTCTTCTTAGTGTCTTTCTTCGCAGGTTTAGGAGTTATCTTAGGTTTTAACTCAGGAGGTCGCTTCTGCTGACCCTGCGTGACCGTGTCTACTAAATGTCTCAACTCGTCGTGAGTGAGGTCGTGGTTCCCGCCTAGCCTCGTGATATCGTGACCTAGCTCCTTAGCGACTTCCATCATGTCGTCTAGATGCAGCTCAGGGCGAGACTCCATCCACTCTTTATGATGGACGTCCCAGTAGTAGGTCTTTCCGTCGTCCGGCATCGGCTTAGGAGTCTTCAGCGTCATCGTTGTCGGATCGTATACCCAGTCGTCTAGCTCAGGATTGAGCTCTTTAAACTTTCTAATAATCTCATCGCGCTCTTCTGCAGTTATTCTCTTGAAGTTGTGCACCTCACACCATGTCGTCTGACCATACTTCTCAGACAGCTCAGGCGAATACGCGTAGTCTAGATAGTCGTACTTCCACTCACCGACCGGCTCAGGGACAGGAACCTTGACGAACTTGACTATGTTGTCGGGAGGGTTCTTTGGATCAAAGTCTGCGATGACGTGTCTAAGATTCTCTTCGACCATCGGGTGCGTAACAGGACCGCCGTTGTCGCCGAGCTTTATGTATAGGTTCTGTTCCTTCGGCTCAGGAAACGCCATCTTACCTGGATTTGGATGTTCTGTCATGTTAAACCCCTGTTAAGCCACGTTGACTTGGACGTAGCCGTTGCCGCCGTTACCACCGTTGCCGGACGTGCCACCACCACCGCCTACGTATATCGAACACGTCGATCCATACAGAGGACCGGCTCCCGTAGGAGCAGCCTTAACGAAGCTGCCGACGCATAGTCCTCCGGAGTATCCTGTAGCGCCAGTAGACCCGGCACAACCCGTAGCGCCACCGCCACCTCCTCCGCCTCCTCCGCCACCAACAGTGACCGTACCACCAGACCCACCGCCGTTGCCGCCGCCGTTCGTCCCAGCGTAGCCGATGACAGTTACGCCGTTAGGAGAAGAGAAAGAGCTAGAACCGCCGTCGCCTCCTGGTCCTGGGCCTGAGACGTTGCAGCAGTAGGACACGAAGCAGTACACCCCGCACCACTGCGTACACGTGCCTCCGCCAGACCCACCCTGTCCTCCCTGTCCACCGCCGTAGGCGTACACGGTCATGTACTGGTATGGAGGCACGACGAGCGAGTAGCTTCCAGGAGAGGAGTATGGATAATTGACCGCGGCCGGCGCCAAATAACCTGCGGTGATAGAGATCTGTCCGGTAGACGTAGCTAGTAGGTATCTGACGTCCGCGTCGTTGAGAGAGACACCCGCGCCGGCGTTATCGTATACGATCTGTGCGATCTGTGAGAAAGATATCTGACCGGAAGCGGGTAGAGCCATAGAGCAACGTCCTTTTATTATTCTTCTTTAGGCGTAAGATCAGAGCCCCATTTGCCTAGAGGACACACCGAACTCGCTAGTATAGTCTTAATGAGCATGACGCACTTGCACTCGTCGCACTGCGTGGTCGATGGGATATACTTATCGCACTCCATACAGATAAGCATTCTCTCTTTTGCCACCTCTTTGCGATGGAGGAGGGCACCGCTGAGCTTCGACATGCGTCACCTATTAAAAATAAATCGTACTGTTATTTATACTTCGACTATAAAGTTCAGATTAGGATTAGACTTCTCACCAGGATACCCGACGGGGTTGCACACTACTCTAGTACCGTTGACCATATAGTCGAAGGCCGTATGAGTGTGACCGTGGATCCAGAGTGGGACGTGGTCTCCCATCAGGTGTTCTAGGTCGGAAGCGTACGCGCCGTTGTTCCATACGTCTTTCGCGTATATAGGGTTGATGCTCCTGAAAGAGGGAGCGTGATGCGTGACGACGACCGTCTTTACCCTCTCTCGAAGCTGCTCGGCGATGTAGTTGCAGGAGATCGTGTGCTCGGACCAGGCCACCTGCGGGTTGAACTTAAAGTAGTTTCCGGACGAGTCGCGATACTTGATGACCTTGAAGTCGTTCATATGATAGAGCAGGTGGTTCATCGTCAGTGGGCACCCGTTGTTCATGCTCGCCCATAGAGTAGAACCTACGAACCTCACCGAGTCGATCGTTATTGACTCGTTATCGAGGAAGTAGACGTTCTTATGCTCGGACAGACCCTCTCTGATAACCTCTGCGGTCTTATTAAAGACGTGCTTGTAGTGCTCGTGATTTCCCATGATGTAGACAACCCAGGGGAATTTTTCCGCACACTCCTGAACGAACCGGCGCTCTTCAGAGAACCGCCGAGCCGTGCATATGTCTCCGGCCAGAACGAGGACGTCCGCCGAGTCGTTCTCAACGACCGGAGGCCTACCAAACTCGCAGTGCACGTCGGACAGAACCTGTATCCTCATCTCTCACGCTTTCTCTTTATCCTAGCGAACTTTATGTAGTCGGAGATCATCGCAGAGGAGACTCGCCTCTGGTTCGCCTCCATCATCCCGGCCATGTGGAGCATCACCGTCTCCAGTATCTCAAGCCTGTCCGTCTCCCTCAGCGTCTGGTTAGCGTAGCACTCCTGAACCAGGTCTCTAACCGCGTCGTCTATAGGTCCCACTCATACACCCCCTAGCCGTAGATCTCTTCCA